GATCATCACTGTTGAGCAAAGCAACGCCTATGATTATCGCTATGACGTCGCGGCATGGAGCGGCACCAATCAAAGCAGCCTGACCGGAGCCTTTGAACCGTTTATTGGGAATACGAACGGTGTCTTTAGCGGAACGCTGCCACAGAACTATACGACGACGCATGCGAAGACCGTCGTCGTTGGATTTTCGCACGTCGGGTTTGGAGCCAATGCCGGTTCTGCTGACAACGGATTTAGCTTTGTTGGCACACCAGCCGACAACGTTTTTACTTCTTACAAGGTGCTGTCCGCCACCGCCACTGAGACGATTTCGATTGACCTCAACGACTACTGCGACTTCATGGTCGGCTACGCGATCATTGAAGCGGCGGGTGGCGGCGGAGCCAAAGCTCCTGCGCCTTATCGTAAAACACAACGCTTCTTCAAACGAAAGGGCTGACCAAATGGGTCGCATCTATTACGCAAGTTATACCGGCACGTTCACGGCGGCGGGCGGCAACTCCGATATTTTCTCGATCCAGTGCGCCGACGATAAGCCGGTCAAGCTGCGCGGCTTCCGTTTTTCGCAGATTTCTGAAGTCGGCGACGCGGCGGAAGAAGGCTTACGCGTGACGGTCAAGCGCTTTCCAGCAACCTATACCGTAGGCAGCGGCGGCAGCGCCGTGACGCCTGTTCCGGTCGATAGTGCCAACACTGCTTTCGGAGGCACCGTGCGCGCGAACGATACCACGGTTGGCACCACGTCCGGCAGCGCTGTCGTGCTGGAAGAAATCGGTTGGAACGTTCGCAACTCGCCGTGCGACTTCTGGTATCCAGACGAAAGCTTTGCTCCAAAAGCAAAGCAGGGCGAGGCGCTGGCGATCGTTCTGGAAACTACGCTCGCCGATGACGCAACGTTCTGCGTTATGTGTTGCTTGGAGGAAGAATAATCTAAATGGCAATCCTGCTCCGAAGAAAATTAAAGCGGCGACGACGCTGGCTGGCACCTAGTAAGGTTGCCGCTGGCGGCGTTGCCGCTGGAGCGGGTGCGGCCTCTATCACGGTTGCGGCTACAGGCGTCGGTCGTACGATTTTTTCAGCGGCAGGCGCAGGCACAATTACTGTCGCCGCCACAGGCGTCGGGCGTGCGACTAATTCAGGCGCAGGCGCAGGCACAATTACTGTCGCCGCCACAGGCGTCGGGCGTGCGACTAATTCAGGCGCAGGCGCAGGCGCGATCACCACCGCCGCCACAGGCGTTGGGCGTGCGACCACCGCCGCCACAGGCGCAGGCGCGATCACCACTGCCGCCAGCGGGGTTGGATCCAGCACCGCCGCCAGTGCGGGCGCGGGTACAATCACGTTAAATGGCACCGGCTCGTCTTCCTCAGGCAGCATCGCCAGCGGCGCGGGCGCGGGCGCAATCACTACCGCCGCCAATGGCATTGGTTCCAGCACCGCCGCCAGTGCGGGCACAGCCGCCGCCAGCGCCGCCGCCAGCGGCGTCGGTAGGTCTTTTGCCGCCAGTGCGGGCGCGACAGCCATAACCGTTTCAGGCGCTGGAGCAGGCCTCTCCACCGTTTCCAGCGCGGGTTCGGCCGCCGTGACCGTAAACGGGGCAGGCAACTCGGCCTCGAACACCATCAACGCAGGCGCAGGCGCAGGCGCAATTGCCGCCGCAGCCGCCGCAATTGGGGGCGCGACCGCTACAGGCATTGGGTTGGCGGCTATTAATGGCGCTGCCACCGGCTTTGGCGGCGCGACCGCTACAGGCGCGGGCGCAGCCGCCGCCACCACCGCCGCCGATGCAGGCGGACGCGTTGTTTTGATTGGCAGCGGATTGGCGTTGGTGCAAATCACCGGCTCAGCTATTGGTAGTTTGACTTTCTCTGCGGCTGGCGCGGCAGCCGTCAATCTGAACGCAATTGGTCGGCCGGTCTCCGGGCGCTCAAGATCGGAAGAACAAGCTGCACTCTTGATCTGAAAAAGGAAAATGATCATGGCTTTGGTAAAAGTGATCCCGGCAGAAGGCGCGCGTATCCGCCAACCGAACCGCAACAGCCGCGTCATGCCGCCTGAGGGCGACATGGTCAACACCGACGATATGTTTTATGCGCGCTTGCTTATTTCCGGCGACCTGATCGAGGTCAAGGAGGAAAAAGAGAAGCCGCCCGTTAAGAAGTAATTCACCGCAACCCCGTCAGTTGGACGTTTAGGAGAAACAGATGTCCGTAGCCTTCAATCAAATTCCCTCCAACCTGCGCGTCCCGCTGTTCTATGCGGAGGTTAATGCAGGACCGAACGCTTATCAAGGTCCGAGCCGCTTGCTCGTCATTGGTCAGCGTACCAGTGCTGGCGCAATGGCGGCTAATGCCATTCGCCTGTTCGACGACGACGCGCAAGCGCTCGGAGGTCCCGGCAGCCATTTGGCCGAGGCTGCCATCTGGGCGAGGCAGAACCATCCGTTCGGAGAAATCTGGCTCGGTGCTCTGGCCGACCCCGCTGGCGTCGCTGCAACCAGAACCATTACGGTCGCGGTTGGCATCTTGGGCAATAGCGGCAGCATCGTCATTTATATCGGCGGTGAGCGCGTCGAGGTCGCGGTGGCCAGCACCGACACCAACAACACCGTTGCCGCCAATCTTTCGGCCGCGATCAATCTTGGTTACACTAAGTTCGAACGCGCATTGACCTTCCCGGTTCTTGCCAGCGTAGCGACCAACGTGGTCACGTTGACCGCGCGTAACGTCGGAACGCTTGGAAATACCATTACCATCGACAAGGATCTCGATGGCAACGAAGGGCCGTTGCAAACGCATCTGACCATCGCAAACGGCGTTACCGGGACTGGCGTCCCGGCGCTCGGCACGCTGTTGGCTTCCTGCGGCGATATCGAGTTCGACTGGATCGCGTCTGCGTATGCCGACACCACGTCGCTCAATACCATGCAGACCTTTCTTGACGGCATCAGTGGTCGCTGGTCGCCGCTCAAGCAGCTTTATGGGCATCATCTGTCTGTGCTGTTCGACACCTACGGCAACCTTGCGAGCGCCGGCGTGCTGCGTAACGACCCCAACGCCAGCATTCTTGGCGTGCCGAATTCTCCTTCGCCGTCGTGGCGTTGGGCTGGCGCGTTCGGCGGTGCGGTCGCCAAGGACAAAAACCTTGGCGGCGAAGTCGATCAAGCCTATCAGATCAGCCGCCCGCTACAGACCTTGCCGCTGGTAGGCATTCGCCCGCCGAAACTGAAGTCGGACCTGTTCGACATTCAGCAGCGCAACGTGCTCTATCAGGACGGCATTGCCGGTTTCCGCGCAATGGTCGACGGCACCGTGCTGCTGGATCGTGTCACCACGACCTATCGGCTCAATACGTGGAACCAACCGGACATCACTTGGCTCGACGTGGAAACGCGAGCGCAGATGGTTTACTTCGTGCGCTACTTGCGTCAGCGAATTACGCAGAAGTATGGCCGTCACGCTCTGGCCAATGACAATCCCGGCAATCAGCAGGGCATCGTCACTGCGAAAATTCTCAAGGCTGAATGCGTGCACGTGTATCAGGAGCTTGAGCTCGGCGGCTTGGTGGAAAATTCGGCTCTGTTCGCGCAATCGCTCATCGTTGAGCGCAGCACGGACCCGAACCGGGTCAATGCGTTCCTGCCGACCGATGTGGTCAATCAGTTCCGCATCTTTGCTGCCAACGTCACCACGTATCTGCAATATCCGCAGTAACGAGCCGGAGCGCGGCCTAACCAGCCGCGCTTCATCATTCCGATTTTCAACTCAGGAGAAAACTGATGCATACCGCAGGCGGCCGAGTAACCACCATCATCAATGGCATCCCGTATTCGGCGCGGGGCGAAATCACCATGGATGTATCGTCCATGGAAGTGGAAGCCGGAGCAAATCAGGACGGCTCCGTTTTCCGCACCGTCAAGCCAAAGCCGCGCAACGCGCAACTGACGTTCGATCGCTTTGTCGATCAGGACGGGCGCATGCTGCAATGGTCCGACAACATCATGCTGCTGACGCGCATTCCGTTCACGTTCATCGAGCAGGATACCAATCTCACACACCTGCTCACCGACGGCTGCTTCGTCGGCAAGCCCGAGCACAACCTTGCGACCGGTGAGGTCAGCGGCCTCACAATTGCAGCCACCAAATACCAGACCATTCAGTAATGGCCGGCGAACAGAATGGAGCGCCTGTTGCCGCAGGCGCTCCGGCAGACAAGCCCGCAGAAATTTCTGCGGTCAAGTCTGAGCGTTTCACCACGACGGCTGAAGGCGGACGCGAGCGCATTTTGGTAAAGGCGATCGTTGGCCATCCGACACCTGAAAATCCGCTTGGCAGGATCGAAAAAATAACTTTGCGCAGGCCGCGCTATCGCGACGTCATGAGCCATGGCGATCCAGAAACGTTGGTCGTGGTGCAAGGCGGCTATGTTCCACAAACCGACATGGCGATCATTGATCGTTATATCGGCGCGCTTAGCGGCATCGATGTTGGGCTTTTAGAGCAGCTTGATTATCTCGACGCCTTGGCGCTGCGGGACGCTGTGCAGTCTTTTTTTCGCTGACGAGCTATGAGCAATTCTTGCAGTGCGCCGATGAACTTCTTTTCCGCGTCGGGTGGGAGCCAAGCTCTGTAGAAGACATGACACTGGATCAAATCGTCCATTATCTTGAGCGCTATGCCGGTTGGTATAGAAGACAGCCGAAAAGGTGATCGTTGTGCAGACCATTGAAGCGCGTGCAATTCTTTCGGCATCAGACCGAACTGGCGGCGTCTTTGCGCGGGTCGTTGCCAAAATCAAAGCCATGAATGCCGCTGCTAGTCGCGCCAATGCGGCGAGCAGTTTGGTTGCGGCTCGCGCTGGCGAGCGAGCGAGCCGCGCTTCAATGGCTGCCGCCAGCGCTCAGGGCGCGATCGTTGCCGGTGCCGGTCGTGTGCTTGCTCCTGCCGTCGCTGCGGGGTTGGTCGGTAAGGTATATAAGAATTATGCGCAAGCCGACCTCGCGATCCGTCGTATTGGCATCACGGCAGACGCCAGCGAGGCGGAGGTCGCAAGCCTTAATAAGACCATGCGTGATCTTTCTCAGGAGACCGGCAAGCAATTCGGAGAAGTGACTAAGGGTCTCGCAAGCTTGACCGCTGGCGGCATGGATCTAAAAGACGCCATGCCCGCGCTGCCCGCAATCGTCAAGACCGCACAGGCTGCGGGCGCGGAGGTCGAGGATATGGCGACCACGACGCTTGCACTCAATCAAAACTTGGGTGTTGCCACCGACAAAATGCAGAACGCTTTTGATATTCTTGTCAAAGGCGGCAAGGCGGGGAAGTTCGAGCTCAAGGATATGGCGCGCTATTTCCCATCGATTGCGCCTGCTGCCGTTGCGCTCGGCATGAAGGGCGAAGAAGGTTTGATGCGCATTGTGGCCGCAATGCAGACCATCAGGCAAGGCACCGGCAACACCGAAGAAGCCGCCGCCAGTATGCAGAACATTTTCGCCAAAATGGAAAGCGAAGAAACCACGAAAAAATTCAAGGAGATGGGCGTCGACCTGCGTAAGGAAATGAAGCAAGCTCGTGCGGAAGGCAAAGACCTGCTCAGCGTTTTTGTAGAATTATCCGATAAGGCGCTCAAGGGTGACCTTAGTAAAGTTCCGCAATTGTTCAGCGACATGCAGGTCGCTCGCGGCATGCGCGCGTTGCTGTCCTATAAAGATTTGAACAAAAGGGTCATGGAAGAATTGCGCGTTAGTGCTGGCAGCACTGCTGGGGATCTGGCGAAGGTCTTGAACACGCCAGCGATTGCTATGGAAAAAATGAAGAGCAGTCTTGAGCGGCTTATGTATGCGACCGGCTTTGCGATCGATCAATTCGGTAAGCATTTTCATCAAGGCGGTACCAGCGGCATTCTGAATGCTGCCGCTAAAGATCTTGAACTAGCTGGCGAAGGCACACTGCGAGCAAAAGCAATCGCTGAAAAAGAGGAAATGGTTCGGAAATATCAATTGTCCAGCGCAGAACAGGTTGCCGGCTCATGGTGGCATGGTAACGAAGGTCAAGGCCAATTGAACAAAAATACGTTGCAGCAACAGGAAGCTAGACTGAAAGCTTTCGAATTGCGCATGGCTGAAGGTGTTGGAAGTGAGCTTGGCAAAGAGCTTTTCACCAAGCACGAGCTCTCACGCTTTCCTAGTTATCTTGGTTTCGGCGAGGGACCGGAAGCTCCGAGCAAAGCGGTGCCAATGCCTTCAAGCGACCCGCGCAAAGGCAGCGGCGAATTTCCGCCAGTGCAGTCGCTTGAAGGCGTGACCGCAGAACTCAAGGGCGAGGCGGAAGTCAAAGGGCAGGCAGAGGTCAAGGTGTATGTCGAGGCGGGCAGTGAACTGCTCAAGATTGTTGAAAATATCAAAAGTCTCGGGATGCAGTTGCAAGGCAAGTTGCGCGCTAATGGTCCGGGCTCGACTGGCGTTAGCAGCCCTGACGCCTCGCCTGCGCCTAGTGTTGGGATGGGAGCACCGTAATGGCGATCGCGCGTGACTGGACCAAAACGCTTTGGCGCACGTCCTATAAGGGCGCAGCGTTTTGGGTGGAGACCGACACAGAGGGCGGTGCGCGACGCATCGTTATCCATGAATTTCCCATGCGAGATACGCCGTACCTTGAGGATCTCGGCGAGCGTTATCGCGATTACACGGTCACGGCATACATTGCGAACGATCGCGCCGACATCGAAGCCGCTGCGCTGATGGCCACATGCGCGCAGCGCGGTCCGGGCGTCATGGTGCTGCCGACAATTGGTCCGGTTTTGGTGCGCTGCCTTGAGTTCAATCGCAAGCACGAGCGCGACCGGCTTGGTTTTATCGCGCACGAGATCCGGTTCGTGCGCGAAGGTGCAAGTGGCGCGCTCGCCAGCGTGGCAAGCCTAGTCAACATGATTTTCATTCAGGCGGAAGCAGCCGCCATTGTGGTTGCTGAGGCTTTTGCTGTCGCTTCGTTCATTAAGAATGTACCGGACTATGTTTCTGAAACTTTGCAGCTTGGGATCGAAAATTCTCTCGCAACTTTTGAGGCGGTGCGCACGAACTATGTTGTTACGCCTGAGGCGAGCGCGATCCAGCGAGACGCAATTCAAACAACATATGATAGCCTCCAAACTGTTTTTTCGGAAGAGGACGAAAAAGCTCTCGAGGAAGTAGGGCTCTCCGTAATCAAGGTCGGAATGGCCTTGGTTGAAAACATGGAGCCGTCTTCCGGCCTGCGAGCGATGGAAAGAGTTATTTCCGAACTCCCTGTAACTGTCAGTCAAAGCGTTGGCTTCTCGCGTTGGCGTAGCAGCGTTCAGGCCAACGCTCAAGCGACCAGCACCTTGCTGAGAATTGCCGCGCTTATTGCTTATTGCGAAGCGGTTGCCAAGATTAAACTAAGCGATCGCAACACAGCAATAACTTTGAGGGCAAAAGTCGCGAACTATTTTGATGAGCAGATGGAGGCGCTGCCGTCAGAAAGCTACGTTCTTTTTTATACAATGACGAGCATGCGCGACGTGACGGTTGATTATTTAAGCCGGACCATTATCGATCTTGCGCCGATCGTCAATGTCGCGGCCAACCAAAGCATGCCTAGTCTTTATTGGGCGTGGCGGCTCTATAAAGATCCAACGCGCTCCACCGAGCTCGCGGAACGTAACCGCGTTCCGCATCCGTCGTTCATGCCACCAACGTTCGAGGCTTTGGGGAAATAAATGGGCGTCGAGGTCGTCACTGTTGGCGTTGGCGGAACGAACTATACCGCATTCAAGGTTGCGCAAGTGCGTGCCGCCTTCAATGAGGCCGCGAGAAGTTTTCGGCTTGAAGTGGCGGCAGAGCTTGGCGCAAGCGCCACTAATGCAATATTCAAGGTTGGTGCCAAGCTTACCATCATGGCCAATGGCGACTTGCTGCTCACTGGATTTGTTGATCAAAAGCAGCCGCGCATTGAGGCCAACAATGCTATGATTGCAGTGAGCGGGCGCAGCAACAGCGGCGACCTGATCGACAGCAGCGCCAAACATGACACCGGGCGCTTCAAGAAGAAAGACCCGCTCGAGATCGGCAATGAGGTTGCCAAAGGCATCGCTGCAAAGTTCACAACAGATCAGCAGCTAGAAAAACTGCCGCACTATCAAATCAACCCCGGCGAAAGCTGCTTCCGCTTGGTGGAGAAGATGGCACGTCAACAAGGCATGACCATTTGCGGTGAGGCGGACGGCAACGCAAAGATCACCAAGGCGGGAAGCAAGCGCCACAGCGGCGGACTGATTGAAGGTCAGAACATTCTTACCGGCGCGTCAGATCATAACGGCAGCAACCGTCATAGTGAATACACGGTGCGCGGTCAGCGCCCGTTCGGTCATGGGGTTGACAATTTAGAGATCGAGGCGATTGCGCGTGACAAAGGCGTGGACAGGCATCGCCCGATCATCATCTATCAAGACGAGGACACGGACAAAAAGCGCGCGAAGAAACGCGCCAAGAACCGCAAGGATCGAGCGGCAGGCCATGCGCTCAAAGCGACGATTGATACGCAAGGCTTCTTTTTC